CCATAAATGTTTTAACATTAGCAGCAAGTGCTCCTAAACCGTAAGCATTAAAAGTATCTTCAAGTACCTTAAAAGCACTTACACGGTTTGCTTCATCTCTTCTTAAAAGTTCTGCAGTAGCAGGGTCAGTAGTTGTTCCACTACCACGACCACCAGCAATAATTTCTATAGTTCCATCACTGTATGTTCTAGTGATTGTTCCGTTACCATTGTCAACATCTTTAAAAGTTAAAGGCTTAGCACCAGTATCTTTATTTGTACCTTTGCCTATATTAGGAGTAACACCAGTAGTGCTACGTTTTTGAATTGTTTGAACAATTTGTTTATTTGATTTAGTTAAACTTTTTGGGTCAAAAGGTTTTTGAGTACTTGCAGATGGTTTAGGTTTAGGAGGTGCTACCATTTATATCATTCCAAACTTAGATAGAATAAAATTTTGAAGACTAGCGCCAGTTTGCGCAGCATTTTTAGTGTATTGCCATAATGGACTTTGACGCATTCTGTTTTCAAAATCTCCAAGAGTTTCTAATGTTGGACCAGTAATAGCGCGAGCAATATCTTTATCAAAAACATTTAAAGACTCAAGAGGAACTTCAAGAATTTGTGCTTTCTTAGCCAAATACTGTGAAGCAATTTCTTTAGGAGTTACACCTTGGTCAATATATTGTGCAAGACCAGTATAAGTTGCTTTAGAAATGTTCTTTAACTTTTCAGTAATGAAATCAAGTTTCCCATCTTTTAAGTATTGCATAGCATAGCCACGAACTTCAGCATCAGGAATAACAACACCATAATCATTAGCAAATTTACGGATAGCAGTTAAACCAGCATTTAATGTTGGACCAGCATCAACAATACCTTGTTGTTTAGCAAGAGCCTTGCTCACATAATCTAATGCTAATGCTTCTTTATCTTCTTTAGTAGCAACACCGCCAACAGTAGTTGTGGTTGCATTACCAGCAGCATCGCGAGTAGTAGTAGTTTTTGCTGAAAGATTCTTCTCTAAATTACTTAATGCTTTAGTAAAAGAAGTAACAACTTTAGCACCAGGAAGCACACCTAAATAATCTTTAAAAGCAGAAGTAATAATCTGTGCTGCCTCAGCAGAAGTACTTACTTGACGAGAAGTAGTGGTACGAGTACCAGTATAAGTTTCATCAGTTGAAGACAGTCTTTGAGAAATATAAGTACTTAAATCAGATACATCTGAAGAATAGAAATCTGTTAAGAAATCTGTATATGCTTTCTCAGTACTGTTACGAGAAGGATTCTTTGATGTAATATAGTTAAGGCTTTTTAATAACTCAACATCATTACGATAAGCAGTTTGGTCAGCAGAAGAACGATTCTGTCTAAACTTATTTATTAAATTAGTTTTATCAACATTAGAACCATTAAAACTTTTCTTAACATTATAACCCTGTTGCTTTAAAGACTGTGCAGCACCTTCAGTAAAATTACCGCTACCAAACATACTGGCATAACTACCACCATTACCAGGTGGTGGTGTAGGTACAGTGTTCATAGTTGGACTTGACATTATTTAATTGGCTCCAGTTTATCTGCTTCAAGGAATCTGTCATACCAGTCTGAAAATAAAGTATTTTCTCTTTTCATAGTGGCGACGTACACATCCCATTTTTCACGAATATAAGCATTAGATGCTGCATCAATAGATGCACTGCCACCCATTGCTTCTTGTTGTTGTAATTCTGCCATAACGGAATCACGAGAATCCATATAATCTTGCATAATTGCCCAAGCAGGTTTCAAATCAGAAGGAAGATTATTAATAAACTTTTCATCCTGTAAAATTTGGTCAATACCTTTAATGGTTTCTTTCCATTTACCAATAGTAAATGTTTCTCTATCATTAGCCCATTCAGGATATTTATCACCAATGGCTTTTATAGCATCTTGTTTAAATTGCAATAAAGATTCAGCCTCTGGTGAGTTAATAGATAAAATACCATTTGCTTCAAGTTGTGAGTTAACAGCATCGTTAAGTTTATTAAACTCAATCCAACCAGCACGAACATCTTGTCTTTTAACTTCAGAAATAGGGTCTAATTGACCACGGAATGTTTCTTGGCTACCAGGAACTGGCGAGTTTTTCATCTGCCAAACATATGCTGCTTCATCAAACTTGTTTTCAACTTGACCATTATTAGTGATAAGTTGAATCAAATAAGGATTAGTTTGATAAACTCCTGCTACAAGATTACGGTTCTGTTTAGCATTATAGATTGCTTTGCTTGTGAAATCCATACCAGTTGTTGCACTGCTACCAGAGTAAGCAAGAGTGAAATAATCTGGGTATTTCTTATAGAATCTTTCTGCAGGTGACTCTCCGTTTATTTCACCCTCTGCTTGAAACTTTTGCCACAGTTGAATATAAGGTTCATATTCTGAAGTATAAGTAGGTTGGAATGGAAGGGTTAATGCCGACACAAATCTTAGTGTCATTAACCAATCATTCTTGCTTCTTATTTCATCAAAAGTTGGTTCGTCTTTTCTTAAACCATCTTTAAATCTTTGACGTTCAGTTGCAGCAATACTTTGTAATTGTGCAAGATAAGCACTGTCAGCAGTGCCTTTCATTAAGGAAATTAATCTTCTTTGACTTGCAGAAAAAATTAATTCATATGAGTTTTGAGATGGACCCATAGGTAAAATAGCATTTAAGATACCTCGTGCTGGAACATAAATACCAAGTCTGCTTGATAGTTGTTCGTTAACATCTGGACTGTTCTTTAAAATAAAGTTTGCTGGTATTTGTGCAATAGGACCAAATCCTGGACTCCACCAAGGTTCACCTTGGAAGATAAGGTTTACTGCTTGTTTAGGAAACTTGATTCTAGTGTTCTTACCAATTTTTTCTTCTAACCAGTCAGGTATAACTTTACCTACTTGCATACTTACATAAGTATCACCAGTGCGTTCATCTTTTTGAACTAGACCAGTGTTTTCTGGCACATTCCATAAAAGGTTTAATCTTCCAACAATTTCAGGGTTTTCGTATGTAAGTCTTCCCCAAGTTTTGAAAGTGTTTTCAAATGCTGCATAAAATGGGGCAAAGTATTGAAACAGTGCACCAGGACCACTATATCTGTTAATGGTATATGCTGTGGCTTCTAATTGTTTCAAAGCCATTCTACGTGCAGTTTTTTCTAAACCAATAAATTCGTTGTTAGTTAATCCTTTTTCAACAACGTCTTTGCCGTATTCTTTTAGTTTTCTTTCAACTAATTCATTCATTGATTGACGATAAACTGCTGTGTAAATAGGATGACGAACAAGCATATCTTCAGGTAAGGCGCCAACATATTTAAACAGTTTTGCTGTTAAATCTTGGTATTTAACCCATAAACGTTTTGCATCTTCAGGGGCAAATGATTCACCGTGTATTGGTGATAAATCTCTACGACCTTCTAAAGTATTGCGAATATCATTGATGCTTAGTTCTTGTTTAAAGTCACCAATTCTTCTGCGTAATGCTTCGTCAGGGAAGTATGCTTTAACACTTTTATCCCATCTTTTAACGTGGTTTCTGATGCTTTCAGAATCTAATCTGACACCACTTTCAGATAAGTTTGTACGAAGTTTTTTATCTACTTTAGCAGCAGCAACAATGTCTTCAACTTTTTGACCAATAAGAAGTCTACGTGTTACTTCATCGTTTCTAAATTCGCGTGCTGCAGCAAATGAAGCATTCCAGTATTCAGTGTTAATCTTTTTGCTACCTGGAATAGGTATAATTTTACCACTAGCATCATATTTAGGTGGTTGAATAGAGGATGAATATCCTTTACTTTTTAATCCACCTTCAATATTAATTTTTGAAATAGCGTTCTGTGATTGTAAATCAATTGCTTGACGTCTTGTAGCAGATGATGTATCTCTTGCTTTGAATCCCATATCTCCAGCAAAAGCATCATTAATACCAGCAGCAACTGAATCGTTTACGTAAACACCAGAGAATTTATGAACTCTTGGGTTATTAGCATACTTTGCATCAAACTCATACGCTGATTTAACCTTTTGTTCAACTATGGTTTTTTTATTCTCAATATCTCTTTCAAGTTTTTGAATCTTAGACTTGATAGCAACTTTTTCTTTTTTACTTGATGCTTGAGATAAAGTTGCTTTTTCTGCGGCTAAACTATCTTCAGCGTTATTTAAAGCATTACGTGCTTGAACAAGACCACGTTGATGTATTTCTTTACCTTCATTAAATGTTATATAACTTGCTTTAGGTAAACCTAGTTCACGAGCAATCTCACGACCAAGCATTTGTTTTTTAATCTTGTTATAAGTTACTTCTTTAACACTTGCACCAAGAGAAGTGCTGGCATATTTCATATATTCACTTACAGAACCAAGCATACCAATAGCACGCATAGAACCTTCAGTTACGTTACGAATGGTATAACCTAGACGTAAAAGAACAGATGGTTTCCATATAGCATTAAATACATCATAAGAAGTACTGATGTATTGTGGTAAATAGGCTAGTTTGCCACCGTTTTCGGTGAATGTTTTTGCTACACGAGTGAATGCTTTAAGGTCAATCATTGGTGTAGAGTCCGCTATTTGAGAAGATAGTTGACGTGTTGGAATGATGTGTTGGTCTTCAAAAAGGAAACCTGTTTTACCACCACGTTTAATAGCATCAACAAGTTCATAACGTTTCTTTTGATAAAGTTTATAAACTTCGTCAACAGTTTTTTCGTCAAGTTTCAATGATTTACCTGTATCAATCATTGCTTGTCTTTCCATTTTGTCAAGTACTCTTTGACGCAAAGCCTCATCTGTGTTAGCAGCAGAGTATTCGTTTAAAAACTTTTGTTTTAACTTTGAACCTTCAGGGGTTCTCCAGGCTTTAACACCATTCATAAATGCAACAACTTCTGCAGATGAACCTGAAGAGTTAACGCCTTTATTTCTTACCCAACCAGAAGCAACTTCACCTTTAAAGAATGAAGGTATTCTCATTGCAAGACCAAAAGGTCCTTCGGCAGGAATATCTGTTACAAGTATATTGCTTAAGTTTTCACTTTTAGCAATACGTCTTGCTTCTATTTTTGCAAAATTAGATGCACCAGTACCAAGTAATTCATCGGCTGTTAACATAATTGCGTTAGCAATTCTTTGGTCTGATAACTGTAAAGATTGTATTTCTTTTTTAATTGCTTCAAAAGTTTCAGCATTTTTAGGTTCAGCAAGCCATTTATTAACATCACCACTTGCATAAGCATCTTTTTCTGCTTTTGCTAATAGTTCAAATGGGTCAAGTGCACCTTCTGCTCTATCAATTTGAGCAGCATATTTTGCGATACTTGGACTGTTCCATATTTTAAGTTTAGCAGCCTTATTACCTGTTGCTGCCTGTAAAACTGTTCTTGCAACTTCAACAGCGGCTTCTTCAGATGAACCATATTTTGCAATAAGTTCAGGTGTATCAAATTGTGATACTTTGATGTCACCAAGTACTGATGCTAATAGTTCAGGGTTAGATGAGCGTTTAACAACACGGTTAAAAAGAAGTTTAGTTGCATCTGTGTCATCTTTTACAGCATAACGAAGAAGTGTGTCCCAACCTTCGCTTTTAAAGTTAGTTTTTAAACCAAGTTTAGGGTCTAATACGCCTTGAAATTCTTTTCCAAATATTTTACCGCCACCGCGTGCAACCTTTAATGCTTTACCTGCTTTGGAAAGTGGGTCAGCATACCAAGTTACAGCAGCATCAGTGATACCTGAAAGTATTTTTCCAGTCATCTCATCAGAGAAAGCCTGTTTACGTTGCGCGGCATCGTAAATATCAAATGAACCTTTAAATAATGTTGGTCCACCACTACCGCCAAGTAGTTCAGATGTTTTTGATGCAAGTTTTGCTGGTGCTAGAAGGGTATCTGCAACAGCGGAACCTGCTAGTAAAGCCTGTCCTGGGCTTATATCTTTAGCATATTGTCTGTAGGTGTCGCCAACATCAGATAATTGAAAACCATCTTTATAAAGAGGATTATCTTTATCTGTTAAAAGTAAACCTGTGCTGATGGTACGACCAATAGGTTTTGAAACTTTTTGATAATAGGTATTTAGAACATTACCTACTCCACGTGCAGTGTTGACTGCCCAATCTGAAATTAAACTCATTGATTATATTCCGTTGTAATAATTCTTATGATTTCGTCGTGGTCTTCATCTGTTAATGCTGGTATGTGCACCAGTCCCCAACCAAGTCCTGCGTTTTCGTTACCTAGTGCTGTTAAATATTTTGCAAAATTTGAAGCCCATTGTGGAGTTTCCAATTTACATTCCTTTCAAATATTTAACAAATGTCCTTAGTGATTCTGGTGCGTCCGCTGAATTGGCTGCACGTTCTATCATTGGTAAATAGTTAGATAATTTTGCTAAGTCTTGTTTTTGAGGTGAATCTGATTGACCTGTTCCAAGGTTTAAACCAATATCTGCTGGCATTGGACCTTCACCAAAAGGCATACCTGTTTCAGGTACTTCGTTAGGTCTTTGAGTTTCAGCGGTAAGGGAAGTAAGACCTGCACCAGGAGTTGGTGCACCAACATTAACTTTAGGAATGTTAGTTGGTTGTCCTTGCAATTTTGCCCCTTGTTGTTGTTCTAATAATGCTTTACCTTCGCCATACTTTGTTGAACTCATTTCGCGAATAGGTTGAGTTGTTCTTTTGGAAATATTTTTATCAACACGTTTAGCAAATTTGCCTGTGCCTGAAACAACTTCTTTAGCCATTATTGACCTGCCAGTTGTGAAAGTAATGTTCCTATGTCAGGTGTGCCTTGTGGTGCTGGAGAAGGACCCCCTGGAGGCGCTTCAACTGGGGCAGCGGGGACAGGTTGCCCGACAGGAGCAGTCATCTCAGCAGGGGGAACTTGTGGTGCTGGAGCAGGAGCAGGTTCAGGTGCGAAAACTTTTTTAACAGCGTCTTCGATGTTTGTACCTTTTTGGCGCTCTTTGATTACTTCAGCAATGTTCATAACTAATGAACTTGGGTCTTGTCCCTGTGCGGATAACTGTGGAATTGCTTGAGCAAGTCCAGCAATAGAAGCGTTTAAATTGTCACGCATTTTTTGTATATCAATTGATTGTTGTTCCCCACCAACATTCATTGACCAAGGTAGTTCGCGCATTACGAAATCTCTTGATACTAAATCTGCGCCTAATGCTTGTAATGAGAATATTAATGCACGGCTTGGGTCAAGTCCTGACATTAAACCGTAGCGTACTTGTACAGAATAATCACCGCGAATGTCTTTACGTGGTGAATATGTTAATTCGTAGCGTGCACCACCAGATGTGGCAACAACGCTTTTCTCTGTAGGGAATATTTTTTCATCCATTTTGAGACATAGTTTAATAACGTCTTCAAATACGTCTGACAAAATTTGTTGACCAGTTTTAACCTGGGTGTCGAATGCGCCAAGAAGTGCTTGCACACCTTGTCCTGTGATAACTGATGCGTCAACAACACCTGAACGTCCTTCAGGGTAACGAGCACCAATGCGCATTTCACGTTGTAAGATTTCTGCTTCTTGAAACGCAGCAGGTGGAACCTCTAAGCCTACACGGCGAATGTTCTGCGGTTGAGCAGTTCTCAATATTGCGTCAGGACCAAAAGCAAATTCTTGTACATCGTTAGGAATTGCTAATGGTGCGTTGATAGATTTCTCTGCAGCATCCATTGCAAGTTGTGCAAAACGAGCACGAGCGATTTGAACCCATAGCACGTCATCAAATTGACCGCGTGGTTCTTCATCTATGCCAGGTCTTTTGGCAATACGTACCATCACTTCACCCATTGGGTTTTCGGCGCTGGTAAGAACTAGATTACCTCTGTCAGGTAAATATAAAAGAATAACATCTTTATCTTCATAACGAATCATTTCTATTTCAGCATAGATATCAACTTCGTTAATCTTGTATCCGTTAAGGATTTGTCTTTCAAATTCTGGGAACTCTGTGATAAGTTCTGCAATAGTTTTCTTGTAACGTTTAGTGTAAGAAACCACACGACCATAGCGGTCATATTCTGGGTATGCACCAAGTGGGTTTTCTACACGGATACGTGGAAGTTTATTATCCCAATCTGCTTCAACAATGATAGGTAAGAAACCGTAGGTTCCGTACCAGTCTGCACCTTGATACATTTGGGTTTGCAAACGTGATGTTTGAACATAGTTGTTAACAATAAGACTTCTGATGTCTGCAGATTTTTTTGCACGGTCAGATGAATTATCTGTTGTTGTGCAGTTAAAAGAAGGTAGTGGTGCTAATACTTCTGATACGTCTCTTGCGGCTACGTCTACAAAGTTGGCAACCATAGCCTTGGTTGCACCTTCTGGGAACATTTCTGGAAATACGTTTACAAGGTTTCCCCTGCGTACTTCTAGGATGTCTGCCATTCTGGCATCGCGGTTAAGGTTTCGGCGTTTTAACGCTTCAACTTTAACTGCTATTTGAGTTATATTGAGAGCCACTAAAATCCTTAAGGTTTAAATTTATCTGGGAATTTTTTTCTTAATACGTATCCTCTAGCAATGTTTCTATCAATTGGTCTTGAAGGTTGACTTGCTCTTGTTGTACCAAGTTTTCCTTTAAGGTTTTTGGAGTTAACATTGTTAACTAAAGCCTTTTTCATTTTTTCAAGGTCTTTAGGGTTTTTAGGACCACGTGCTGTCATTTTAGAATTATTTAAAAGGAAACCTTCACCATCGTTATAAATGCCACCACGTTCGCGGGCTTTGGCTGATTTACTTCTTGATTTATAGTAAGCGCTTCTAACTTTGCCACCTTTTGGTGTTGAAATTTTAGGTGCGTTTGATTTAGGAGCATTACGTAAGTTTTTAGCAAGGGCTTTACCTACAACTTTAGCACCAGCCTTGCGGGCTAATCCTACACCGCCAACCATTGAAGCAACTGTTACTACACCTTTAGCAACAGATTTTGCTTGTTTAGCATTATAGGCTTTTTTCTGTGCAGGTGTCATTGCTTTATATTTTTTAGTGTTGGCTTCTTGTTGTTTTTTTAGTAAAGCAGCACCACCACGATAATCGTAGTTAGATTTTTTTGATTTAGGTCTAGCCATCATTGTTCCTTAGTTGTAAAATATTTCAGATTGTTGCTCAGCGTAGAGTTCATCTAAATCAACAACTTGTCTTGTGTTTAATTGTTTCATTGAATGCCAACGACTTGATGTGTATCGTTGGGTATAATTTTTTCTTTCTAACCATTCACGGATTACAAGTTCTGTGAACCATAATGCCATAACCATATCTGAAGCCTGTTTCTTTTTCATATCAGGTTTCCAGATAATTAACTGGTTAATTAATGCTTTCATTCCTTCGCTGCGTTCAGTGGAAGGAAGATGAATCAGGTTTGAGTCTTTTTCGAACTTGTTTTCTCGTACAATCCCAAAGAGTGGAGCCATAGATGCAACACCGAAATCAACGTCCCACTTGTTATTGCCAGTGAAATGCTCACGAAATTGGATTCCCCTTGAAGATAGAAAGTCTCGTATCGCTTCGTCTTTCGTGAGGAAGAGTTGGAAGGCATTTTTCTCCGCTACTACAACGTTTGGTTGGTATTTTAAAGTCCATTCCTCAATCAGTTCTCTGATTTTGGCTGGGGTTGGTTCAGTCATATTTACAGCATCAAGAACGTAACGTTCATTGGTTTCAATGTCTGCTGCCACGATGACTGCTGCGGTTGCCCCTGCCATAGCAGGGTCAATGCCCATAACAATTCTGAATGTGCCACCGTCTGGGTGTCCTGGTGCTTTGAAACTTAGCGGACCTATTTTTCTCATTCCGTTAACGCAACCAGTTATTGCAAGTGGTGGGAATATGGAATCATCTTCAACGTCTTGTTGTTGATATACCATTGCCCAAGTTGAGGGGGTGACTTCTGAACGTCTTTGAAAGAGCGTAGGACCATCCCACTTTTGGTATAATCCATCAGAATCAGGTGTGGTGTCGTCATCGCCGTCCCAAGGTCTATCGGAACGCGCCCATAAAGTCACCCAGTCTTTGGGGTCTTCGTGTGTTTCTAAAACCGCTGGCATAGCCAAATATGTGAAAGGTGATTTACCACCAGACCAATGCTCAGGATTACGAAGTTCACGATACAAGTCATTAGAAGCAATGCGGGTACCAACGATAAGAAGTTTACCGTTTTTACCAAGACGAGTGATTACTTCTTGCTGTAACCATTTGATTTGCTTTTCCCACTCGTGGGCGTTTGCTCCAGTGATGCAGTCATCAAGAATAATCAAGTCGGCGCGGGCACCGTAAATCTGACCACCCATACCAAGTGCTTGAAGGGTTGGGTCTTTTTCAGAAGAGTCCCTAGTTTCTGAACCCAGGTACACTGTGTCTGTTTTCCAGGTATCAGCATCGTCTTTCCAACCACCATCTGGTCCATAAGTTTTTTGTAACTTAGACCACCTAGGGTGGGACAGTCTTTGCTTGATAGCGTAAACGAACTCGCGTGCCTTATACAAAGTCTTAGACACAATTATGATACGAACATTGGGGTCAAGAGCAATACGGTAAGTCGAATAGTTAACCGTGATAGTGGTTGACTTAGCGTGCTCAGGGGGAATATTAATTAATACACGATTGCGGGTAGCAGGTTCATAAACCATAGCATCGTGCACCCAAGCAGGTTCACCCTTTTCAAGAAGGGAAATGAAATTCTGCTGGTGAGGAAAAACCTTCATATCTAAATACTGTTCAGAGAACTCTTCAAAAGAAATATGAAACTTAGAAGCCTCGTTAGCCCCAGCGCGAACATTGTCGCGTTGAATCCGAGCATCATCTAAAGCCAACCTGAAAGCATCATCAGATTTCATCCAATAACGCGTAGTCTCAGGTTTAACACCTGCGACCTCGGCGGCGGCGTTAACAGACATACCGTTAGCAATAGCCGTTAAAAAATTTTTTTTCTTTTTAGCCGATTCTTCTTTTAGGTGGTGAGATAATCCAGCCTTAGCAGCCATATGATATACCTATCCGCCCTTTTTAAAAATCATAAATTTTTGAATAATGCCGCTAGTGTTAGGCGGCTATTATAGCCTAACCAGTAATAATATAATATATTATAATATAATATAATACTATAGTATAATATAATATTAATATAATAATATAATACTATCTATAATATTATTATAATACTACAACGTTGGCTGGTTGGCTTAAGCCAGCCAACCTACAATTAATGCCCTACACTATAACTAAGGCGTTACCGAACAACTTGGTAACAGAAAAACAACAACAATTTATATAACCGCAGGTCAAAGGCTTGCCCAAATAACCCAAAAAAATATAAAACGGGAGTGAAGGGGGTGTGGGGGTCCGCAATTTTAACAATGGGGGGTCTTTTTTTTGGCTAGTGTTAGCAAAACTGTACCTGTATTTTTTATTTTCTAATCGTATTCGGTGTTACGTTACGGACTGTCTCCTGTTGTTTTTTATGGGCGCCTAGTTTTGTTTATTATTATTTTTTTTATTAGTTATTAGTTAAGTTAATTATTATTAACATATTTAATTATTATTATTTTGTTTTATTGTTTAAGTTTATTTTTTTATTAATTGTTTTATTAGTTAAGTTATATAACATAATTAATTATTAGTTAGTTATTAATTTAAATAAAATTATTTTGGTTAGTTAGTTTTAATTAATAAATATAATTAACATAAATTAATTTAATTAGTTAATAATTATTTTTTAAAATTGTTTTTGATTAGTTGATTAGAAAATTATTTTTATTAGTTGATTAATAAATGTAAATAACATAATAAATAAATAGTTATTAGTAATTAATAAATATAATTTTTTTAATTGATTAGTTAATAAATAAATATAAATAAATATAGATAACATAAATAAAATAAGTTAGTGATTAATAAATAATAAATAGATTAATAAAAATAAATAAAGTTAATTAACATAATTAAAATAAT